CCACATGGCCGTTCTCGTCGAGTTTCAGTTTCATAGCGGGTTATCCAACCTTATCGGTGAGCCATCCGGCCCGTTGCGCCGTTCCGCATCCGCAGATTTCGGCCATAAAAAAGGCCCATGCGGGTGCATGAGCCTGTGTTTATCCAGCATGAAGTTAGCCGGTGAGTTTTGTCTGCGTTTCGCCCGGACGTGGAGGCTGTGCCGCGATGCGGGCCTGTTCGTCTGCCCAGTTCAGTTCGACATCAATTAGTCCACGGCGCTGCATTTCGTTAAACAATGTCTCGTTAGACAGTGCATTGGCGATGTTCATATCCATCAGCAGGCTGGCTGATGCTTCAGCAAGCGTTGCAGCCCCGAAGTCGCGGAAAATGGTGATGGACCCGCCGTCTTTTTCGTTAATCCACTCTGCCGCATACTGTAGAGCGAGATTGGCCGCATCAGTCAGATCGCCAACAATGCGCTGAAGTGCGCAGGTGCCAGCTTCATTGTCAGCAACCGTCTGTGCCACCGTCTGCCTGCCGGGTTTAACCACAAGGAGTTCTGCGCCAATCTGACGCATAAGGTCTTCAAGGTCTCGCAGGTCAGTCCGACCAGCTTCGATTGCTTTGCCTGTGTGCTCTACGTACTTTAAGTCTGCATTATCATCGTCGGACACAATCGCGTTTGCGGCACCAACAGTAATAGGGGCATCACCCAGCTTGCGACCAAAGAGGATAGGAACACGCGCGACATGTAAAATAGTCTGCTGATCGCTACGTGACTGCCAGTGTTCAATATTGAGAAAAGCTAATTGTGCAAGAGGCGGGCGTGACTGCATGAAACCGCGCTTATCACCGTAAACCGGAACAAACGTGATTTTATTCAGGCTTGTTTTACCCTCTTCATGCAACTGCCACTCCATCGCTCCAGATGCATTAGGCTTTTCCCGGTATGTACGCCACCGGCCGGGATTCAACACACGGACCTGCTCAATCTCCTTCACGACAAACTCATTAGCCGGATCGCGCTCGCTTACCATCTCGACAAAGCGGAGCATGGTAAATGTCTCTCGCCCATCAATGCGTTTTGAGTCGTAATCAAGCAGACTGTTTGCCGCGATTTTTGCAAAGTAAGGACGCAGACCGCGCCGCTTCTCTTCTGCTACGGATAAATTGCCTTCAGTTGGCGGGTGCTCTACGAGAATGCCGCAAATGCCGTTCGCCATTACCTCTTCGCAAATGTCAGCCAGGAACGAATGCAGATTGGTACCTTGCTGATCGATATCCGGGAACATCTGCTGAATACGCTGAGGCACTTTTTTCTCATCCCAAGATACCGGGCGTGAGAATGGCTTGCCGCTTAATACTTCAACAGTGCGTGAAAATGCCGGGAACAGAGTTGCAGTAGCGAGGCGATTCTTATAAAAACCCTCGTCCTCATTGGGCCACTTTGGCAGGTATGTTTTCCCCGCATCACGCATGGCAGAAGTGCCGCCCAGCAGAGCGGCGATCATCGGCCAGCATCCGGCTATGGCCTCGATTTTTGCGGACCGCTTGCGAACGTCATTACTCATATTGATTTCCGGTTAGGCAGAGAAAGGTCTGACGGTTACGCCCTTCGGCTGGAACAGTTCTGTAATGGCCCAGACCAGTGCATCAAGGCGGTCAGGCGATTTTTTGGCAGTGGCCGGCACGTACTCCATCAACTGGTTTTCCAGCGTGTAGAGGTTTCCGCGATGTGCCACGCGGCCCTGCTCATAGAGCGCTGAAATAGGTTCGGCACGGGCATATTTCCCTTTACTGGCATGTACGCGGATGATGCGGCCGGTAAAGCCAGCATTACGCAGGGTATCTTCCGCCATGTCGCCACCCTGGTTAGTTTCAATGACGATCGCCTCAGCGCGGTGTTCTGTGTAGGCCCATATGGCTTTTTTGGCCCAGCCGTTAGGCGAGAACTTTCCCGAATAATCGGCATCCACAGAAAACAGCCGCTCATTACCCCTGCCGTAGGAACTGGCAACGACAATGCCGGTTTCGTCACTGTCTTCGTTATTAACCGCCTGAGGGTCCACTGCAACAACAGTGCGTGTGGATTCAATCGCGATTTGCAGCGCGTGTGCGCTGGTGATCATCGCCTCATTCCACAGCGCGCCTTCGGAGTTAAACCGGCGCGGCTTCTGCATGTACTGTGCTTCAGCCGTGCGCCTGTGTGAGAACAGCGCAACGCGATGCGACTCATTGTGTTTGAAGGGCCAGAGCCAGCCATCAGACAAGCCATGTTCAACCGGTATGGCGTGTGTGTTTTCAGGATAAAGCGCGCTGTAGGCCTGGCTGTTGTCGATAATGACGGGGAGGTTCAGGTGGTGCCACATTTCACCGCTGCCGCCCCGCAGCAGATACCCGCTTGAATCCTGATAATGGATGCGCTGCATAATCACGATCATCGGCGTTGTTTCAATCGCCAGTCGTGACTTTATGGTTTCGTTAAAGCGGTTGTTCACACCGTCACGGACAGTTTCGCTGTAGGCGTCGTCAGGCTTGACCGGGTCATCAATAATCAACGCGCCCTGCCAGCCGGGCTCCATATGTCCGGCACGGAAGCCCGTGACCTGACCGGCAGCAGAGGAAGCGTACACTCCACCACCAAACTCGTTCCACCACATCGCTTTGCTGTCTGCGTCATCGCGCAGCTCCATAGGCCACATGCTCTGATAAGCCTTCGACTTAATCATACCGCGCGCAGTAGAGGAGTTGAGAAGAGCAAGGTTGTGCGAGTAGGAAAGATGCATGAAGCGGGCGCGGGTATTCAGTGCCAGCCCACGCCCCATCATGTTTATGGTCGCCAGTTCTGTTTTGGTATAGCCAGGAGGAACATTGATAATCAGCCGGTTAATCTCGCCAGCAATGACGCGATCAAGCGTTCTCTGAATAGCTTTATGATGGGGCGCGACAATCATCTTGCCGCCAGTGCGTTGCTTGAAGAAGTATCTGGCGTAATACAGACCATCTTCTTCACACTCTAACCGGCGCGCAAAGTTCTTCTGCTCAGCAGTCGTCATCCTCCAACATCTCCCGCCGCGCAGCTTTGTATTCGTCTTTGGTCAGGGCCGCCACTTCAATCGGGCCGCCGTTCTTACCGGTGTGCTCATGTGACGCTTGCTCTTTGAATGCCATTACGCTGATGTGCTTACCAAGCAACTCAAGATTCTTGACCTTATCCGGCCACTTAATCTTCTTGAGGATGTTCTCCATCGTCGTTTCGTCGAAGTTGGTGACGGTGGTGAGGATGTCCAGGCCACTCAGTGTTGTGCGCCAGACCTTAGGCCATTCATTGACCATTTTCAAACCGCCGTCATCTTTCAGGATGTCGAGCACGTCCATTTCATCTATCTCAACTAAGCGCCGCAACACATAAGCAGCATCAATGTTAACTTGCTCGTTGCGTTGTGATTTCAGATCGGCGATTCTGCTCTGGATGTCAGGTTTTGTGAGGTTTTCATACCCTGATGCTCGGGCGGTTTTTTCACTGTACCCCGCCCGAATGGCCGCTTGCGTGGCGTTCAAATCGATGAGGTACTCGCGACAGAACATCTCTTGTTTGTCAGTGAGTGCCATTTAATATGCCCAATGAGGAAAGATGATGGAAAGGATTGTTTTAAAAGTAGATGGTGGCGCTGACATTGCTTTTAACGGTGAATCTGTTGCACATGCACATGACCAACCCACAGATGTATCCACTACTGTTTATGATACGGAGAAAGGCCACTGGTTATTGGCCGCTACCAATGATCGCGGTTTTCTTCTACAGCATAAGGTTATTGAAAATAAATCAGTAGAGACGCTCACTAAGATTTTGGGTCATACTCAAGTTGCAAAATCTCTTTATGATCAGCTGGGTATCGACACTACGCAAAACCTCGATATTTAGTTTCTGAGTGATTTTTTGAGCTCGCTTGAGCCAAGCTTCTATCCCGCAGGGTCATGAAGCCATGACCCTTTAATTTAATGATGGAGAAATACGCTGCTTCATAATCAACCACTCACTTGCTTTATTAGTCTGAATACTCACCCTGCGCCACCACCGGCACAAAGTGAAATTGCTCCACGCTATCCGGCCTGAAATAACGCCACTCGCCTGTATTAGTCGCCAAGGCAACGAACCCGTTAATGATTTCAGGCTCGCTTACTGAAAGGATCTCGTTGAGATGCGCATGCGACTGCGCGGATGAAATGACACTGCAATAACCGACCACCATCGGGCGGTTATAAAAATGCCCCGCTTTTACGAGGCTCCGTTACTTCTTGAGGCTGCTTTTCACTTCGGTGATTATTTGCTGCTGGAGCCTGCATAACTCATTGCGGTGCCTGCTTTCTTGGCGGGTCCAGAACCATATTCCGATCCACGTCATAATGAGCGCGCCAATACAGACACCTGAAAGGATATTGTAGATAGAGTATCCACTCATTTTGCTTCCTGTTTTATATGTGGTGCAAAAGCCGTAAACATCCGGTCAAGCAAATAACAAAACGTTTCGTTTGGTTCATCTGTCTTGATGCTCACACCAACATCACTGCAGCAGTAAAATGTGGCGTGTGCGCATTCATGAACCAGCGTTGCCATGGAGCTGTCGAATACACCTACCAGATAGAGGTTCTCAGCAGTGGCTTCGTTACAGAAATGCATTGTGCGCCCATTAGAGAAAGACAGGTTTTGCTCGGTCTGATTCAGGCTAGACAAAGCCTGCTGCCATTCATCCTTTGTGACGCAAAGATAAATGTTGGCGCAGTGAAATAACGGCACAAAGAAACGAGGCAACTTAGGCCACTTTGTCTTAGCCATTCAGAGTTTCCTGCTGGTTTGTCAGTTATATTGACGTAATCCACAGATAACACAGAATCAGAATTCAGTGTATTTATTCTGTCAAAGGCACTATTTAAATGCCTTTTGCAGAATTTTATAAATACTTTTTAGCCAGTGCGATCAGCTCATCTTCAGCAGCATCGCCGAGCTTTTTCACGCCGTCACGGACAAAGTGCAAAGCGGCTTCGAAGTCATGGACACCATCTTTCACTTCTGTTGCAGGGGTGACCACTTCAGCGGTTGCAGGTACTGCTGAAACTGACTGTACGACAGTTGCGTCATTCAATGGCTCAGACATTTGGTTGTTCTCTTCTTTAGGATGGATAAACAGGCTTATTAGCCATGTGATGAATTTTCTCATTTCTGCCGTTCCAGTTCGATTTTACGGATGGCGGCCTTATCGCGATTACAGTTGGCAAGAGAATTAAGGAGTCGCTCGTTCAATTCCAGACTGTCGCCCCATGTGAATGGGTCAGGGATAAGTGGTATTTCGCAGTCCGCCAGCAGGCTTACCGGAATCTGTACTGGCGGCACCTGAACGTACTTTGTTTCTGTTTGCGCGCAACTGGTCAGTTGCATTAACAGGAACAGGCTGAGCGGCACACGGATCACCTTTAATCGCCTGGCGGATGATAACCACCCTTTCCTCGCTGTCTGAGTTACTGGATTGATTGTCATCATGGGTTGCCTGGGCGATATCATTGAAGAGTGCTGTGGCTTTCAGGACGTTGGTAGTGATTGCCTCGGCTGATGTCTTTTCCTGCTTAAGTTGTTCATTTTGCTGAGTGAGTAGCGCTTTAGAAGATGACTGCAACCTGACTGTAAAGCCGAGGGCTATAACCAGCAGAATCAGCACAGCTATCGCTACAGCATCCCACTTGATTCTGCTGAGCATCATTTCTCACTCCACTTGCAGATTTCGCGCTCCACTTCGCGGCGATTTGCCAGCCCCTGAATCCTTACGCGGTCCACGTAAACCCAGCTTCGAAGTCCATCACAGGCTTGCTGATAGCGCCCGGCATTCAGATTGCGCAGTACCGATGAGTGCTCGAATGCATTAACGCCGATGTTATAGCTAAAACTGATAAGTGCGGCTTTCTGATATGCATTCGATGGGACCTTTACCGAGCGTTCCACAGAGCGGGCGTATGGCTTGAGATGCTTCTGAAGAAGAGCGTCGCACTCTTTCTGTGTATAAGTTTTACCCTGAATTACATCCGGGCCTGTGATGCCGTTGCATACAGTCCACACGCCACCTACGTCACGGTATGGGGTGTAGGAATTGCCTTCAAGATTTGGGATCAAAACAGCAGCGATGGCTAATGCCCCGCCACTCGCAGTAGTGACAAGGCTTTTACGTAAAGCGGGTGAAATCGCCATGTTTACTCCTTAGCAGCATCAAGCACCTTGTTGATGCCCTGGATAACCTCTGGCGATTTCTGAACAGCCGGGGTGTCTTTTGAACCCTTTAGGTAATCAATAACAGCCTGGGCACGAATACGATCCAGCTCAAGCCGCTCTCGTTCGCTTTGCATGCTCTCTTCGATCTCTTTACGTTTAAGCTTTTCAGTGCGGCGCTTATCCAGATAACCAAAAAAAGCGATGACCAGACCCGCTATCGCCGTAATCATGTAAACCCGGTCAAGGGTAATGGTGCCAGCGAGAGCCGATAGCACAGTCATCCAGCTACCTCCGCTGATTGCAGTGTCTGCGTGTTGGTTCATGCGTATCATATCCACCCCCGAAGCGGGGACTTGTCCAATTAGGAATTGTCTACTTTCTGTACTGGACACGTCCGGTTAGTCTTTTACTGTCGAGATAAAAGATCCGCTATGCCATTGGGTAGCCAATGTGAGAATCCGCCACTGTGCGGATTTTTTTATGCCTAAAAAAGAACGCCCGATACCACAAAGGGAAATCCATATTTGGAAGTAATTGGTATGGACGAAGACGACGAAGCACCCCGCCTTAGCAGAGCACTAATATTTTTTGAAATTGATGAAATATAGGTTGACCTATAATATAGGTTTACCTATAATTATTACATCAGCAGGACGCTGAAACGGGAAGGCCCCGACCGAAGCCGAGGCCAACATGAGGAAGGGTTATGATGAAGTTAATCATCATCCTGATTGTTCTCTTAGTCATTAGCTGGCCAGCTTACTAAGACAGTCAGGCGGAGGGGAGAAATCCCCTCCAACCCATCACTCAAATATTAAGGCGAATAACTGATGAAATCAACAACTGACATTCAGCGTAAAAGTGATGAAAAGCGTGGGCTTAAAGTTAAGAGCCTTAAACTCCACGTTGACACAATCGCTTTATTAGAACAGTTGTCCGAGCAAACTGGCGTACCACAATCTCAAGTGGTAACTACAGCTTTAAATATGTTTGCTAAAGAGCTTAAAAAAACGAAACTCGATTAAGCACACAAACAAAAACGCCCTCGCAGTTGGTGAGACCGCAGGGCGTTTTGACTATCACAATTTTGAACTTATTTCTGCCTGGAAACAACCAGACGGAACTTCAACTGTTAGAAAGCATATCCCCAAGTTCGGGAAAAGTAAATAGCCCACGATAAAATAATGAGCTATTTCAGATTGCACAACATAAACCCGCAAAAGCGCGTTAGGAGTTCTTGCGGGATTCTGTGACAAAGGTGACGATCTGTGAAGATAAACTCTCACGAACTCTGGAAGTTGTCTGGTCTCTAATTTTTGAAATAGCTTCTTTTTGTTGTGCACTTAAACCAGACCACTGCGCTTTATCAGGGCCTATTGAGTCATGGTATTCAGAGATCTCAGCACTACATTTATCAAAAGATTCATTAGAGATGGTCCCAGCCGATTTTGTGCTTTTGATTTGACTGTCTGCATAATGGGTTACGCAGTCGCTTAGATTTTCTGCAGCACTCTGTGTATCAGAGTGCGCCGCGGAGCACACCAGCAATCCCATCACAGCTAAAGCTAATCTCATGTCCATATCCCCATTGATAACAGTGGGCAAATCGTAGCATGGAGTAGGTGAAAAGTGGTGCAAAGAAAAAGCCACACGAAGGTGGCTTCATTTCACTTCGTCTCATCAACCTTTGTAGTTTTCCAAGTACTAATCTCAAAAAGTAGCGCACCATCTCCATCATCATTCCATACAGCAGATTTTAGGCCCCAGAATCTTTGATGATAGGTTACCCCGTTTGTTTGCTTGTCGCTTTTATCCGTTCCTGTACCAGTATGCAAGACTAAAAGATCTCCCTTTTTTAAGTCGGCTGGATAGAACCAATGTGTATGTCTTACTTTATTAGATATGCCACCAGATTGCGTGAAAGTGGTGTCAGCAATCATATAATATTTAGCATTGCAATCACTTAAAACATCAATAATTACATGCTCTTCTTCCGCTTTTCCATGTCCGTGGATACTTCTTATTTTCAGGTTCATAACATTTCTCCCAGAGAAAGCCTCGGAATCAAACTACCGTGACTTTAAGCTGTTGGGAAGATGTAAAAGAAGAAAATACATAAGCACTGATCATCTGTCAGGATGGGAGAGTCAGCAAGCCTAGGTTAGGATGTGAACAAAGAAAATACCTATTGGCCAAGCCATGGAAAAGTCATGAATAAAGACCACCCTAGAGTTTCATTTGCATATCCTACCTTTATCCGCACGGGCATGATCGCCACAGGCCCGTTTTATCCTGATATTGGCTGGAGCGTAATGAGCCTTCCAGCATCTATGTCTTTTTATGTTTCGGTAGGATTAATGCTTAACAGTAAGCGCCCATACAGCTTTGATATTGACGTTCTTTTTGAAGGCAAGTCACTTATCCCTAAAAACATTCCGGCCATAGATACGCAATTACTGCATACAAAAGTGTCTGAAAGAGATGATTTTGTAGCTTTATCAACGACTTTACTTACCGATGTTCAAATTCAATCTGATGGCCTTTATACCGTAAGGGTCTATTTATTTACTGGTGAAGTTGGATCAACAGAACGGGATTTGATAGATCAGTATGATTGCCATTTCGTACTTGCCAAAAACTGGATTGAAAACCAAATGACAAGGAATGTGTAAACTATGGCACAACCGGTAAATATCAGAACGGGGCAACCGATTGAAGTAAATGGAAGCATGCCTCATAATCACTCATATGGTGGTGGCGACGGAGGAGGAAACATGCTCGAAGCTCGTGTTGCAAAGCTTGAATCTGATGTCAGCTACATCAGGCGTGATGTCGATGAGCTCAAGAATGATGTTAAATCTATCGACAGAAACATGATTACAGCCCTTGAAAGGCTTGAGAGCATCAAAGATTCGCTAGCTAAAAAGCCTTCCACAGATGCTGTTGATAGAAAAATATCTGAAGCAAAGCTGGCTGTTTTATTAGGTGTTCCAGGCTTAATCGCTGTTGGCACAGCAGCCTATAAGTTAATCATGCATTTCTTCTTTTCGTAAAAGCCCGGCCTAGAGCGGGCTTTTATTGAGTATTATCCTGCTTTCTTTCCCACTCCGCCCTTTAGGGAGCCTGCAGCAATCCTGAGCCGCTTCATACTCTTCTTTTGTGAAGTCCTTCTACTAAAACTTAGCCGCCAGCAGACACTGGCGGTTTTTTCGCGCCTAGTGATAATCCACTGGCGCTTTCAGCCAGGTTAGTGGCATTTTTAAATTCTTCTCGTAAACGCCTTCACCGCTATTTTTATCAATGTGTTGCGTATGCCTGTTCAGAATGTCTCTCGCATCAGTGAAGACACTATTGAACTCATGACCGAAGTCATGCGCCTTTCCAGCGTACTGAGATTTAATCTGACGAAGCGGTTCACGCAGTTCGCGTGAGAAGGTTCGCATACGCTCTCCTACAAACCACATCCAGGTTAACTTACATAACTCTTCGTCGGTGAACTGCTTTACGATTGGTGAGTGCTGTACTTCGCGATCCAAAATGTCGAGCACCCAGCGCCGGAACTCTTTAGCTTTTGGGGTTCTGGCGAACATGCCTATCAGATGAGCACCACGCAGAGAAAACATGCGAACGTCCTGCATTCCACCAGGGGTGGTTATCTTGACCACCCCTGTCATTTGCTGAGTAAACTCATCAGCATGGCGGTTAAATATTCTATGAATCGCTTTATCATCTGCATATTCTAAAGCCTGACCGACTTCTGCCGCAGTGAGCCACTTTTGACCAGCGATTTCCATATAGGTGAAGTTAGTGTTGTAGAACTGAAGCAGGTTCTTCGCTACAATGTTCATGTCGTTAATTCCCGATAGAGTTATCGATAGAGGAGCCTGACGGTCTGACCACCGTTGGGCTTCTGTCATTCTGGACACTTCATTCCTTGACGCACTGCGTACTCCCTCATTGCTCTTACCGCTTCCTTACTAAACGAACGATCTCCCTTCTGTGCCAGTTCTTCTATAGCTTTTTCGAGCCAATCTGGCATGCGAAGCGTTTTGACCTTCATATTTATCTCCATATGTATTAGGTATGCATACATATTATTTAGGTACGCATTGCTAGTCAATAGGTATCTACGTAGTATTTAGCGATGTACAAATCGCTTGCTTTGCGAGGGAAAGAAAATGACAGACAAGAGAAAATACAAAAATCCGCAAGTCAACCTCCGGCTACCTGAAGAACTCAAAGAAAAAGTCTCCAGAATTGCTGAGATTAAAAAGCGTTCAGCTAACGCTGAGATGGTTGCCGCCATTGAGCATTGGGTGAATGAACATGACGTAAGTGAAAGCAATAAGGTGGCATTAGATTTTGTTAAAGCTAGTCATAATATTAAAGCTGGCAATCCTGTAGGTGATTTGCTCGACGACTTTGTTGAAAAAGTGACACCCCTACTTATTGAAGAAATAAAAAAAATGGATTTAAAATAGTCCTTCAAAATTAGGACTTTAACAAGAACCCACCTGAAGTGGGCTTCCGAATTTAAGCGGTAACTTTGTTCAATACAGCATTAGCCCACGATTCCTCAATCTCAAGCTTGACGATCAGGCTGTCATAGAACGGTTTAACACTCTTCTTCCATGTATCAAGGCTGATAGATGCGGTAAAATCACAGATTGCATTATGGGCGTCTGTAGAGGGTATTCTCTCGAACCCTCGCCCACTGCAGCGTTTGCAGTCACCGATGACCGGCACGCCCTGCCGTTTGCTTTCTGCTTCCATCATCGCTTTACCCCTCCCCTTGCAATCCCGGCAGGCTGATGACACCACGCACTTCCCTTTGCAATCAGGACAGACAACGCGCTCAACATCCCGCACCTGATAAGCAGTGTTTTCAGGCAGGGACTCAGCAAGGCGCTTAATCTCCGTGACAGCACCCGGCCTTTGCGTGCCAAATCGTGATTTCATGGTGAACACTTCTGCGTCAATAAAGCCTGTAGCATTGCAGCATTTGCACGGCTTCTTGCTTGAAGCGCTCTGACAGTAATCGAGAAATGCAAAACTTGCGAGCGTTTGCATTACCTGTCGCTTAATATCTTTATCGAGCTTGCGTAAGGCTGCCACCTTATCGCAGTTTTGAAGTGCATAATCAGTTAACAGGGATACGGCGCGTGCGGCGTCGTTCTCACTTATCCCTACCTTTCCCATAAAAGCGCTGTAACCCATCTGAGCCCGTGACATAGCCATACCCATGCTGGCGATGTAGTCAGTGCCTGTAAGCGTGTCTGGTGACGTCTGAGGTGCCATTCCGCTGAAGTTCTGCGTTTTCGCGTAATGGTATTTAACAGTTGATTCCAGGCTCATCACCATACCTCCGAAATGTTTACGTCTTTACCTGTGCGGCGGAAAATTTCTTCTCGCTTCATCTGCGCAAAGTGCATGCACTCTCTACATGCGTCAAAATGTGCGTTTGGGTTTACATCTGTGCTTTTGATGGATTTGGCGCTTCTTGTTGTGTATGTGCCACAAGCGCACCTGACAACCCATCGCCCTTTTTCTTCAGCAATTAATCCCACAATCTTTAATCGACCTTTTTGACGGCCGGTCAGATCAATGAAGCTTGGGCTGGTTGGTAGTTTGTGGCGAGGGATGATTTGGGGAGGGCCAACATACTCGGGAACCTGAATTTTGCTTGTCATCTCATAATGAACGCCTTTCGATACGACAAGTGCTGCAGTTCTGTTAATCGGTGAAAGCGCTGCTACTGACATGATTGCCCCCTCTCATTTTCAGTTCCAGCCGGATAATCCGGTAGTTAATCTCTGCCATGCCGCGCATCTTCATGATGCGAAGCCGCCGCCATTTGGCCTTGAGGTATTTGGTCATTTGAGCCACCAATTCAGCATTCGCCTTCCAAGTGATAATCGCTTTTGATGTCGATACTGAATGCGCTCAATCTTGGCATCGAGCTCGTTTAGTCTTTCCTGCATCTGGTTTCGGCTGTGCATGAACATAGCCAGCCGGTAATGATCAAGTGGTTTCATGCTGCCTCCATCTCAGTAATGATCACTTCAATCCGGCCGCCTTTAACCACTTCACAGCGAACCATGCGCACGTCATCAATCAGGCTATCGTCTGCAATGACGCCCGCCTGGGTTAATGAGTCCAGAGGTGCTTTGAAGAGGTTGTCGAGGTCACGCCGGGCGCGTGAAGGTGGATATGCGTTGATTTTTACTTTGAGCTTGCCGGTGAGATTGTATTGCTGGTTTGATTCTGCGATTTGTCTGGCTACTACTGAGGTGTATTCCCTTCCCTTTTTGCTTTTTATCTTTCGACCGCGAAACACTGAGAAGAGGTGATTATTTCCGGGAGGCCATGGTAGCTCTATTCGATATTCATTCATCTTTTCACCTTTCCTTCACGCAACAGAGCATCCTGTGTGCGAATAACACCTTCGAGATGAGCTATGCGCGCTTCCGTAACTTCGCAGCGCCGTGTGCGTCTGTCTATCTCGTCATGGCATGATGAACAAGCCCAGGCTCCAAATATATCATCTGGCTTCATTCCCGTTCCGCATATGCCAACCATGCGGTAATGCGCGAGCACTACTGTTTCAGGATTGCCATTGCACACGCCTGGCAGCCTGACCTGGCATTCCCTGCCCCGCGCTTCATTGCGTAATTTACTCATCATCTTCTCCCATTAGCCCGTTTGGATCTGACATCAGCCAGAAGTTGAGGCAATCGGTGCAGGCGTAGACTTCGAATGGTTTGAGGCTTATTCCACAGCCAACGCAGGCAATAGCATATTGCACGCCATCGCCAGTAGGCTGACTTGACCGGCTGGTCCCACTCTTCATATCTGAGGTCGTTTTCGCATTCATTGCATGAGCACTCGTAATATTGCTTTTCCTCTGAGGTGAGGATGGCATGACATCGGCAGCAGCGGTCATTCATGGCGCGAGTCCGTAAGAGGCTTTCTTATTTCTCGAATAGCGCTTTGCAATTTTGATTTTTCATCGTCAGTCCATGAGTCGTTCAAAAGCTTGAGGACCACACGCAGCCTTTCTGATTCCGATTTGTCCATTAGCAGCAACTTTTTTCCGCTTTCAAGCCAAACATCGACTTGAGTTACCCTTTCCCCATAAAGCTTTTGGGCTGCATACGCGGATGAATGAAGTAAAGCCTTCCAAATAAATTTCATAACCTGCTCCACATTGGGTTTTTATACTGCCTGGTTGGTATTGGCTCATCCCTGTACTCTGGCAACAACGCAGTGACAATCCACAGGCGCGGGTCGAACGCGAGTTCTTTGGTTGCCTGGATGTTTCGGATTTTGTATCGGGAAAGGAGTTCGTCAGCGGTGGATGTATCGCACGGGTCATGAGTGAATGGCGTGAGTTTCATGCGCACCTCTGACTTTCGCCAGCAAGCCATTAAACATCGCCATATTTAGGCTCAGACCAAATCCCCCGCCGAAATCAATCTGCTTGTACCGGCAGAAGTTATTATCGCCATCGACATGCTGCTTGATGATGTGGTGACCGCCGGACAGGGTATGGATGACTTTTATGACATTGCCGCGACTTGTGCAGCAGGATTTGGTGACTGATTCGAGAATCTCAGGTGTGGTATGCCATTTACCATCAGACAGTAATTCCAGTATTGCGGTTTTAATTTTGCTCATGCTGCACTCCTAAAAGTACGAATACAGTTGGTTGATGATGTTCTGGTCTTTGGTGCCGGCGAATACGTGCTTTATGGCCGCGTTGATTAGCGACGAATAACAGCGCTCGAATTCCTCCTGCTCCATGTTGGAATAAGCCAGACTCTTTGCCTCCGCCCTCACCTCGCCGCGAATGTTCGTCACCATGTCGTAATGACCTGCCAGTATGGTGAGGTCTTTGCGGAACCGGTTGAACTGTGTCGTTTCATCGGCATGCTCAAGCCCTGCCCGGTCAGCAGCCCAGTGCTGAAAGCAGAAGTTGAAGAATGCGAAGGTTTTTCGATGAAATGCGGGATTGCGGGTCAGTTTGATTTCGGCTGTGTACTGCTCGCCGTTCTTGAATCGGGTGAGGCGGGGTATATCAGACTCAAGCGCTGGGGTGAAAATCCCCCCGGCCGATTTGATCAGCTCGATTTGCATGGCTGGCCTCAATCATCTTCTGCACCAACGCTAAAGCCTCATCAATGATGCGCTTCTGCTCTGGTGTAGGGTTGATGTCGTGGATGGTGTCGATGAGTTCGTAGAGATTGCGGAGTGGGTCAGGTCGGAGGGGGATGACGTTGCTCATGGTTCCTCCTTGCGAATCCTACAGCGAAGGCAGATGAAGGAGTCATTATTGCTTTTATCCCACCATCTCCATTGCCAGTCATGACCGAAAATCTTGCAAATCAACTTTCTCATACTTCCCCCTGCTTGCTTTTCAATGCTGCCTGCCATGACTTCCAGCACCAGTGAGTTGATAGGTGAAAGTAATCACCATTGCTTTTCCTGCTGATATCATCATCCTCAGCATGAGGCTGAGACATTATCCACCCTTCAAATATCTGCCGCTCCATCTCATCGTTGCTTGTCATTCTGCGCTCTCCCATGAATGCTGTCCTGTTCTCGCAGCCAGCCAACCTGACCATTTATTTCTAATGTCCACGTCTTCGTAACAAACAATTCCATGCTTATCACGCCATCCCTCAAGTGACTCACACCCTAACGAAGTGTCCTGGATGATCCATTTTTCAAACTCTTCCTGAGCTCTGATACGTAACATCAAAACTCTGCTAATGGTTTCCTCTTTGCTTGCTTCACTGGCGGTTAGCTGGCGCATGAGTCCTCCGGTGGTGGTGGTAGTGGTTGCCAGTGGGTTACCAGTTTCAGATGAAGCTCGTTTCCATCGCCATCATCCCAACTGTAGTTACCATCACCGAACCAATCCCCATAAGTTCCTACCTGATGGCAAGGCAGGCAAGTTGGGTATTTGTTTTTAAAGTCTGCCGCCAAAACATAATCATCCTCGCTTGGCATCCGCTCACTACACTTAATCCATTCACTCATCCTAAAACCCTCCCCCTCTCTTTGGTTTAACCGGCTGCTGGCGTGATTGTTTTCCAAACTCTGCAACCATTGGCAGATATACTGCGCGGTGTACAAACGGAATAAATGCCTCGAAGAATGCTTTGTACTGAGACTCCCTGTAGCCAGTTGCTTCATCGACCATTTCCTCAATTCCGCTGCGTGGTGGGCGCGGTAATGCGACTTTAGACAACCGGCAAAACTGGTCGACTAATTCAACTTCACCAAGGCATCTCTTGACGATGTGTTGAAAAGATTCATCGAAATGCATCAGGAATCGCACCTCGTCAGTCATTTCGTACATTTTCTACCTCTCTGCTGGCGTGAATCCATCATGGCAATCGCTTCTGCTGCCAGTGTTTGAATGTGTTTCAGCGATTCGGCATTTGCTGGCCGCTTTGTCGCAATATCTACGATGCCGCGAATGAGATTGCTGATTTGCCGATCTGTTGATGGCGGGATGATTAGTTGTGTTACCTGTGTCATGCGGCACTCTCCGTACCTTCAAGCCAGAAGAAAAAAGCCCGGTCTACCGCTGCATCGTGATAACCAAGATAAGAACGGGTCATGTCACGCTTGTCGCCGTGTACGCTGCGGTAAAGCCGCTCAAAACGAATACGCGTTGATTCACTCATGGTTAACTCCTCAGTCCGTGCTTGCGGCGCAGCTCTGCTATGCGGTCCAGGCCTTTCTCGTTGGTTAGCGGGATGTGCAGTAACGGGATTTGCTTACGCGGCGGCGGGATAACTTCGCCGGCCTCAATGCGGCGCGTCATCTTGCGGGCCTCTTCGTTCAGGCGCTTGCGACACTCCGCATCTGACAGGTTGAAAGACCGCATCTGGTTGTACACTGCCGTCACGATGTGAAAACAGGCATTGCTTTGCCAGGGAAAATTCTCACTGCAGTCGTAAATGCCACGATCACGACAAAACACTCGGAACATCTCATAAAGCTCTTCGTCGCCAGGAACTCCAGCGGCGCGGATATCTCCCTGTTTGCACCACTCGATAAACTGCCCTGGTGATGGAAGAAACGGGGAGCCATTGGCGCGGGCCTGCTTCATGCCTGCAGAAAGCTGCTGTTTGTTGCTGATACCATTCTCGGCAAACGCGGCAATCCACTGGCGCTTTGCTGCTGCTTCATCACGCGGGTCTTTCCAGGCGGTGCTTACCGAAGCCGGGAATACCTGCTTGAGGTTGGCAAACAGCGCGTCAACCAGGCGCTCAACATGCTCGTTGACACCACGATCGACAGGTTGAGGCCCGTCACCGGCGATTCTTGCCAGCGCGCCAGCGTCACGGTTTTGAATGGCTGATACAAGATTTCTCATAGGAATTCGTTCTCCCAGGATTCCCGGCTGTTCCAGTGCTGTTGTGGAGTATTAACGCTCTGCCTAACAGGTCTGGATGCGGCATTTTTGTTCTGGTAGCTGAGTTTCTGGCTGGCAGTGATAAACCAGTTCTTCGGCTTCTCATGAGAGAATTCGATGTCCAGCTTTTCCAGTTCGTATTTGAGATCGATATTTTTGTAGAGCTTGCACCATGAGGCGAAGTCGTTGTGATTGAGCCTCACGACTTTGCCTTCAAATGCGTATCGGGATTCTTCGGATGCAGCAGGAAGAGGAGCGGTAGCGACTGGTGTTTCTTTAGGTTCTATGACTGGTTCAAAAGAGTGACTGGTTATGGGGTCATCTGTTGCCCCATCCCCTCGGTCATCTGTTGCCCCACCCTCGGTCACCTCCTGCCCCACCCCCTCGGGCATATCCTGACCGGGGTCATCTTCTGAATTGGCGCTCTCAATTCGATTTCTTACAGGATTGTCGAGGGTGAGATAAAACAGGTTTGATTGGTTTAGTTCACCGTTTCTGCGGAATTCCCTTCGCAGCATTCCCATATCCTCAAGAGCCCTGATATGGTTTTTTACTGTTGACCGTCCGATCTCACACTGGTCAGCAATATGCTGGTAAGAAGGCCAGCATTCACCTTTGTCGTTGGCATTGTCTGCCAGCTTAATCAGCACGAGTTTCCTTAGTGGATTGCCAACTCTTATACCCATGGCTTTAGCCATTAAATTCATGCTCATAGTTATTCCGGATTAAAAAGGTAGTGGCTCATCCGCTGGAGGAAGTTGCGGGCCGTAGATGCCGGCTGCTATCAGCTCTTTTTCTTGAGCTTCTCTCTGCTCGTTAACATGGCGATAAAAGGCGTGATTTGACGCCTCTATCCCGTAGGCTTTGTTATCGTGCAAAACCAAAGAGCAGCCCTGATTAAAAAGCTGATGTTTCGTTATCTGTGCGCCAAATCTAATTAGACGCTCAGCAACTGCAAGTCGATCACCGAAAACGGAGATACCTATATCCTCGAAAAGGTCGGGCAAATTCAGGTTGCTTAAGCTCTCGAAACATATAACGTCGTATGTGTCAGCCAGTTCTTCAACAGGGGTACTTGTAGATGCCTGACAATGCGCTTCGGCCTCATAGATAATTTCTTCAAGTTCCTCTTTGAAGAACTCTCGAGACTCGTTAACCCTGAATCCGGCTAATGCTTCATGTATTGAAGATTCAGAAGCTGCAGGGTCTTCACAGTGAAATGCTGCTTCAATTTTGAAAGGAACGGGAACTCCGGTTGCTGAAGATAATTCCTTTGCTCTGGTTGCCGGGCTTGTCGTAGTCATGCCGATTTTGTATATGCCCGGCATGAATTCATTGCTGAGAATATAAACCCAGCCTGCCATCCTGAAGTCAGCAGGGATCTCCATTCTCTCAAGAATGTCAGGTTGCTTTTCAATTGCTCCTAAGTGCATAATTACTCCTGTAAGACAGTCAAAATATGTTTTAGGCGTCGAGTGTTCCAGCACCCGGCGCTTTTTCTTTTGTCAGTATCATCGCCACCTGCCGGGCTAAATGAGCCATCTCGTCATCAACGATTCCCCATTCAAGCACTGCAAGTAACATTGCGAACTTAGGCAGCCAGTCGCGTTTCCAGCGGCTTATCTGTGCCTTATCCACACCAACAGCGGCGGCTGTTTTCTCGGTTCCTAGCAAGGCGATCTTGTTAAGCAACGCGCTTTGAATTTTAAGCGCCTCGTTGCGTTTCTTTGCGTTTCTTTGCGTTTTCCATTTCGTAATATTCCTTGGTGTTAAGTAGTTACGTGACATTGCGGTGAGCAAGTCACTTGGGTTGAATTAGGCCGCGTTGTCGGCGGTACAGATTGTGTAAAGAGCGGTGCCGCTTATGCAGCGGCAGTTTTACTGCTTGGGAAAGGTCGATGCTCTTCAGCTACTACACTCCCATCTGGCAGAGTTGTAATGAAGATCCTCCGGCCAACCCTTACTGCTTTACTAATTGCCGTCTGGTGAACACCGAGGATGTCGGCGGCCTTTGCTTGCCCGTTCTCCGTGACGTAATCAGCGAGAGTTACCTTTTTCATCGGTTTCCTCCGAGTGATTACCGATGAATTAATAATACTACAAGTATTAAATATATCAATACTTGCGGTATTTCAATTTTTAATAACTTGGGTATTAGAATTCGGGGATGGAAAAAAAACGTGAACTGACCACAGAGCAGATCGCAGACGCCAAGCGTTTGAAAGCTCTCTATGAGTCAAAGAAAAAGTTGCTGGGTTTAACACAGCAGCAAATAGCTGACGCTCTTGACATTACTCAGGGCGGCGTGGGTCATTACCTGAATGGAAGGAACCCGCTCAACATATCCGTGGCTTCAGTCTTTGCAAAAATGCTCCAATGCTCCATTGCGGACTTTAGCCCTACTTTGGCCAAAGAAGCGAGCAGATACGCTTCGGCAGCAGACGGAAATGTTTCAAACCCAAGGGATTACAAGCCGACTGCGCGATACCCCGTTTTAAGCAAGATTCAGGCTGGCGCATGGGATGAAGCCTGTGAACCCTATACGATCAAGGATGTCGATATGTGGCTTGAATCTGACGCACATACGCAAGGAGAGGCTTTCTGGTTGCAAGTGGAAGGCGATTCAATGACTGCGCCGATCGGGCTTAGCATACCAGCAGGAACGTACGTACTATTCGATACAGGTCGTGAGGCGGTCAATGGAAGCCTGGTCGTGGCAAAGCTTACCGACGACAATGAAGCCACATTCAAAAAGCTCATCATTGATGGAAGCCAAAGGTATCTTAAGGGACTGAACCCTCAGTGGCCTATGGTTGCTGTAAATGGCAACTGTAAAGTGTTAGGCGTAGCAATTGAGACTAAACTTCGTCTTGTTTAAGACGATAATATATAATAATCATTTAACAAAGATTAGCGGGATGCATGGAGGTTCTTATGGAACAAGAAGTTAAGCAAATAAAAAATGAACAAAAAGAAAATGCCTTAGCGCATATGCAAAAAGCTCTATCTATAACACGCAAGGAATTTGTAAAATATTTTGAGGATGTCGAATCAAAATTTGGGGAGTTGGAATGCTCTATGTGCAAGACATCTATGTGGGTTGTACCTTCTCGAGATGACGACCCAGATTTAATGGCTGTGCTTACTTTACCACTACCCTTGTCTCACGGCCGAGGCATGTGGGTGTATCCAGTTGTATGCAAGGAGTGTGGTTTCCTCGCCTATTTTGCCTCAAGTCATGTGGCTGCAAAAATTCGAGGTCAGTGATTATGGCATCAACGTTTTTCGAAAATGAAGTGGGAGATTTTTCGACCGTTTATCATGAGTTACTTCCAACGGTCCCGGTTGAAAATCACTATGGAGATATCCCCTTTGTTCCGATGAAGACCGAGATTGTCTCTTTAACAAAAACTGCCGAATCAGATGTTCCTGAGGTACTTATGATTGGCTTGTCCGGTAGCTTTGTAGTAGTTTTGGCTGCTATAGCATGGTCACAATGGAAGGTATTGATGTCATACATTCCTCTGTATTTATGTCTGATGCCAATTTTGTATTGGATACTAAAAATTAGTATTGCTTATGCATATGCAAAAGTTAATCATTCACACTTCAGACAGGAAGTGACAGAAAAAACACCAAAGAATCAAGAAGAAAACCGACATCCCGAAGGTTTCCTTGTTATTATTTGGGGACTAGTTTCTCGTTTACTAAATGATATTTCTAATAAGAGGCCTCACTAATGGCCTATGAAGGTATCAAAGTAGCTGGTAAAAATGGACTACCCGGAATTATAACTAGCATTGCATGTGGATACGCTACGGTACTTATCCCTGTTCTGTTCCCTGAGGGAGATTTAAGAACCTGGGCATATGGAAGCATACCGTTTCTGTCTCTTTGCATACTTTTTATCATCAGGGTAATACGAGACATTGGTTCAATGTCAATAAAAGAAATCGCATACTTGAAGTTTGTTGCAGCTCCTGAAAAAAGGAAACTTAAGGCCATCATTGATGATACATATTTAACGCAAGCCGTTCGTGATGATGCCCGGCAACGGTATGACCAAGTATGCAGAGAAGAGCTTGAATACGTTCAAAGAAAATTGAAATATTATTCAAATCTACTCAAAAGCACTCCGCAAACTCCCGAAATGCCCACTTCAGGTCAACAGAAATAAATCAATTAAGCTAACCAGCCCGCCACTGAGCGGGCTTTTTTGTGCCTGCCGATCCCACTTCTGAAAAATAAATGTCTCTAAAAATCATAGGATTAATACTTAAAGTGCTTATTTTAATACTAAGGGTATTGTTATTTAATAATACCGCAAGTATTATAATTCCCATCAGCAGGACGCACTACTCACCAGGACGGTGATGCTCTTTAACAACATTGCAGCGCTGACAAAGCGCCAACCAACCAAACGAGATGGGTTTGGGCTGAGTGAAATGCACCTGCTAAGACAGGAACCACGAAGATAAGCACCGTGGCACTCAGCACCAAAACCATTTCAGGAGGCAGCCATGACAATTATCACTTACGGCACATCAGTCAAAGAGAACGCAAAATCACGCCGCCATGCTCGTCGTCGTGCAGTGGCAATTGAACGTGACGCACTTAATGCAATTATCGACGCGGCTCTGAATGTTGAGCCAATTCTTGAAGCAGCAGAAGCACGCAAGCCTGTAGACCGTGTTTGCAAAGCTCTTTCATGCACCGACTACAAAATGAACCTGCGCGTTAAGCCGGTTCCTGAGGCATTAACCCGCGAAAATCCAGAGTACCGCAAGGTTAAAAACCCTTTAGGTCAGATTACAAACGCCCGCCAGAAAATGCGTGGCAAGAGCATTCCACTTATTTAACGCAGAGGAAAAAATGAAAGAAATTATTGAGGAAATAAAAAAAGCTCACAGTATTTCTTTGAAGGCGTTTTCGCATGAACCTATGGAATTCAATGAGAGAATTGAAGCTATTAACAGGTGGTGGGCAGCAGTAACGCCAGATAAGGTCATGAAGCTGGTTGATGTGCTTGAGAAAGGCGGCTATTCCACACCGCCTGAAGGGGATGGTCATACTGGATCAGGATGCGGCGTATAAGTAAGCAGCCCAATTATCCATTTGGCAAACAAAGACCGCTGCATTCCTCGATGAAAATGGGTCTGCAACCCCTCTTATTTGATCTCGAACTTGTGTTATTTCAGTTGCTTTAGAGCCTACATAGGAGCCAGTTGGCAATGCCTGATTGGTTCCATCGCTATAAGTTACAGTCCTCAAGAAACCAATGGACTTCATCTTTTCATGCAGCGCTTCATATTTTTCGCTATCAGCGCCGAACAATTCAACACGGGCAAAATAATTTGCCATAAAAAAATCCTTTTATTGACTGTGGATTTTACAGTTTATCCGTTTCCTTTGACTGTGGAAAGTGAAGGAACCACGGCCGGGCGTGGCTAAATATTCCCGGCATCAATCAACTCCCCTTCTCTGCGTAGTAAGCATGAGAGCGCATCACAGTGCTTACCGGAGATAGCGATATTTGCAGCGGGCTATCGCAACTCAAAAGACATCGTAACGGCGAGGTGAGAGATGTCACGCATCAGCTTTGAAGATAATCATCTGCTAAGCGTCAGAGTTGATGAGATATCGCTATCTGTTAGAGCTTTTAGGACCAAAAAAGCTGCAATCAGCGCAGGTAAAGAATACGGATGGCCCTACGCAATAAAACTAAACAGAAGGTTTGAAGATGTATGGGTGGTGGGAAAAAAAGACTTCCAGAATGATGACCAGACGGGGTTAGAGTTTGAGGTTTTTAGATTCCCATTACTGAAATGGGAAAATGTCGGCGGAGTGCAAACCTGCCGTGTTCTCAAGGTTCGTAAATACAAGGCTGCCTAACCCGCAGCCTTTTTTACTGGAGCACTCCCATGATATCCACTGACAACTACTGGTTGGGCTGGGCAGTCTTTGCGGTTATGGGAGTGTGTGTTTATGCGTTTGTTTAGGGGGTTGTATGAGTGAAGTAAATGGAGGGCCAGCCTTTCCTTATTCCGGAGTGCACAAAGGAGAAAAGGAAAACCACATCGTCGATAGCCACGGCATGACATTGCGTGACTATTTTGCAGCAAAGGCTATGCAAGGGGAACTTTCAAAGAGTGGTGGATTTGAGACACCTGAAAAAGTTGCTGAGTATGCATTTCAAATAGCCGACGCAATGCTCCGCGCCCGGGGCCAGTAACCACTACAGGAGAGAGGATGGAATGGATTAATTGCAGTGAGCGAATGCCAAATGATGTTGAGTACGTCCTTTGCGTTGAAAAACGGCCCGATTATGGAACTTACGGCAGGCCATTTTTGTGTTGGCATGATGGCGATGGTTGGGTAGGAAAATCAAATTATCGACCAACTGTTACACATTGGATGCCATTGCCTGAACCACCAACTGAGTGACACCGTAAAGCTGTCTGCTTAGACGGCTTTGAGGTGCTACGCATCAACGCCTTTAGAGGGGCTCAGACAGTAAGAAAGAAGTACCCACCAGGGGCCGCAATGGCCCCTTTATTTTCCCCGGTTAAATCATCAATTCAACGGAGTTACCCATATGCAATACGCATTAGTGGGAGCCTTCCCTGTGGGTGGCTCCTGTAATAACACGTCTCAACTTTCCCGCTTAACCGAACAGCTTCGCCGCATTGGTCGCTGGTTCGTTGACACTCTTAATCAACCAGGCAGGCCGTAACTATGAAAACCAACTTCTTCAAACGCGCTCAGGAGCTTTCCAGAGAGGCTCAGTTATACGGCGCACGGTTAAGTGGGCTATGGCAATGAGGCTGTTACGGAGGGCGTGCAAATGAGATTCAACATCAAAGCAAAGCGTGAGATTCAGGAGATTGCCGACAACCTTCCTGATGATGAATTAGGACGCATCGGCAAGGAAGTCGATGACAACATGGAGCGTCACAAGATTAACCCACTGATTGCGCCCGCCTGTCAGTTTATGCAGCGCTTCTACGACTACCCCGCCATTGAGATGTTTGATGATGACGACGACCAGCACATAGAGGCTGAGGCGTTCCTGCGCGACATGATGGTTAAGGTGGCCCGGCGTGAGCGGGCTATTGCAATCTGGACCAGTAAACACAGTTTTGACGAGGTAGCGTGATGCAATCTGTAGGTCAGATGGACAGAACGAAATATATCGGCGGCAGTGATGTCGCCGGAATACTGGGTATTTCACCATGGCGAACGGCGCTTGATGTTTACCTTGATAAGGTTCAACCACGTAAAGAGCCACCATCTCCAGGCAAGCAAAAGATTTTCACTCGCGGACAGCGAATGGAGCCGTACGTCATTGACTTGCTCTCTGAAGAAACAGGCCTGGTAATTGCCAGGCGCGGAGAGCGTTACATTGATCCTGAACTTCCCTTCATAGCCGCTGAAATAGACGCTGAGGCAGAAAGCGGGGAAAACATTGAGATTAAGACTTGTAGCCCATTCAAGGCCAGAGAATGGGGTGAGCAACAGACAGACTCAATACCTGTCTATTACACGGCACAAGCCATGCATGGACTCATGGTGACAGGTAAAAAGGTTTGTGTTTTTGGCGTGCTGATTGGCGCTGATGATTTTCGTGTTTATCGCGTGGAACGTGATGACGAAACGATAGCTGCCATAAGAGAAAAAGAAATTCAGTTCTGGGAAATGGTAACGACGCTAACTCCCCCACCAATATCATCGGTTGGCGATGTGATGAGGTTTTTTGATAGGGATGTTGGAACAGGCATCGAAGCAGATGGAAAGGCGCTGGATGCGCTCTTTAAGCTTCGGGAGCTGCAAGCAAAACAGAAAGAGATTAAGGATGAGATCGAATTCGCAGAGCAGAAACTGAAAATCTTTATGCAGGACAACTCTTACATCAGCCTTGATGGTAAGCAGCTTGCCACATGGCGAACACAAAGCTCTACACGATTTGATATAGCGGCTTTTAAAGAGGCCCATCCGGCACTTTATGACGCTTTCAAGAAAACCTCAAAATCCCGCGTTTTCCGCGTTAAGTAAGGAATAAATTATGTCTTCAGCAGCATTAAAATCCGCAGCGACCGGAGGCGAAGTCGCGCCTGCTCAGGAAAGAAAACCAAAAACGCTGACTCAGCTTATGGCCGATCCAAATACAAAGGCTCAAATTGCCTTGGCCCTTCCCAAGCATATGACTGCAGATCGCCTTGCTCGAATTGCAATGACCGAACTTCGTAAAACACCCAAGCTGATGCAGTGCGACCAGATGTCGTTTCTTGGAGCAATCATGCAGTGCGCCCAGCTTGGACTTGAGCCAGGTGGCGCACTTGGGCATGCGTACCTACTCCCTTTCGATAAAAGACAGAAACAGGGAAATCAGTGGGTCACTGTAGCTACAGAAACACAGTTAATTATTGGCTATCGCGGCATGATAGACCTTGCCCGTCGCTCAGGTCAGATTGTCAGCCTTTCTGCTCGTGCCGTATATGAAAATGACCAGTTCAGCTATGCCTACGGGCTGGAAGAAAAGCTTGAGCACATCCCTAATGAAGATGGCAATCCCGGCGCGCTGACTCATGTATACGCTGTTGCCAGACTAAAAGACGGCGGAGTTCAGTTTGAAGTTATGAGCAAGGCAGCGGTGGACCGTGTTCGCGCATTAAGCAAATCAAGCGACAAGGGACCCTGGGTTGACCATTACGAAGAGATGGCGAAAAAGACCGCTATTCGTCGATTGTTCAAATACCTTCCGGTCAGCATTGAGTTGCAGCGTGCTGTAACGCTTGATGAAAAAGCCGATGCTGATTTGCCGCAAGATAACGCATCCATCATTACCGGTGAGTATGAGGTGATGCCTGAAGACACGCAAAGCCAAGGTGATAACGGTCATGCTGAAAGTAGCCCACTATCGTCGTAATTCTCATCCAAACAGCGGGTTTAAGGAAAAGCTCGGCTACCAGCTTGCTAAGGGATCAATGACAGGGCGCGAATTATGCGCCCTTTTTAATATGTCGCTCGCGGAGTTTAACCACAATGTCCGCGATTGCCTGCGCCGCCAGGGTGAAACTCTGCAGGTTGAAGCATCTGACCCGGTTAAAGTCGGACGGGCCACAGACAGGACTTACTCGCTGGTAAGGAAGCCACGGCGCGTCACGCCAACAAAGAAAAAGGAAATGGTTGTCAGCTGGAGACAACTGGCCTGCAAGGGAGAGGCGCAGAAACAACAGGCAATCGAAGCCGCTAAACGCCGGGCTCGCCTAATCAAAAAAGGCATCAACCCTGGTCTGTTTGAATAACCGGACACACTCCCATGCAAACACTTCACCGCAGGCAATGCCGCATACCGGCATGTCGCCTCAACAGCTTCATGTTCATCGTATTAGCCGATGAGCAAACAGCAATGGTTACCAGCGTCAGGCACCTTGCCAATAAGGTGCTTTGTTACATCAACGATAAGCCAGAGTCATTCGATAACGATGAGCTTGTCGTGGTGTCTGTAGCGGATTCAGGAGAAGGGAAATGATTAAGCGATACATGTGGTCATTTGCAGAGAAATTTGGTCAAGGCCTTTTTGTCAGTGACAAGGGTGACTACGTCAAATACGACGACTACGCCGCATTGCAGCAGAAGCTGGATGCGCTGGCGGCGGAGAATGCGGCGCTGAAGGAGTTTGGCGACAAAATGAATGATATGCACAACAACCTTAACGGTGAAGGAACAGGAATCCAGGGTCGTGCAGAAGTGGCTTGCCAGCAGGCCGCACTAGAAGCGGCAATAGAGGAATTCGACACTATCAAAACCCCAGCCACAGACACTTACCTGAACTCGGTGCGGGCGGAAGCAGTATCCAACTTTTGGAATAGCTCATTGCGAGACGTCGCTCATGTACTGAAAGACATTCGCGCATTTGATGACAGTTCGGAGGCTGCGGGAATTGTCCATTCAGAAATAAAAGAGCGAGTGGATGATTTTGTCGAAAGCCTCCGCTCCGGCACCCATGACACTGCGGATAAGGCGGGTTGATATGAAGCTTACCCAATCTCAACGCACCGCTTTGCGAATGAAGTTTGGCGGACGGTGCACCTATTGTGGATGCGAGCTTGCTGATAAATGGCACGCTGACCACCAAAACCCGGTAATCAGATTCGGAAATAAAATGGTCAAGCCAGACATGGACGTGCTGGAGAATCTTGTTCCAGCGTGTCACGCATGCAATCTGCATAAGCATTGCAGCAGCCTAGAGGATTATCGCCGCATTATTGATGATGGTCGCCGCGAGTTTTTGCGATCAGGAAAAGGAAAGGCACTAGTCAGAATGGGCCTCGTTGAAATGAAAGACGAAGCCATTGTTTTCTGGTTTGAGAAGTATCAGGAGGCCAACCATGACAACTAATTCCCCCAATCCAGTTGATGGTGATGTGCAGGCGCTGATTGCTGATTGCCTGAATGATATTGAAGAAATTCAATACGAAATTTCAACATATGGCGATGAAAGCGGACGCAGGGCCAGCAAGCTAACGCGCCAGCAAATAGCACTCGCATCGCTGACGGCTGAGCCTGGTATTTTCGAGTGGCGATTCAAGGAGACTGATTGCGCCCCAGCAACGGGATGGATCGCCCTTCCTATGGAAAGACTTGAGCAGGCAAAGCAAACCTTTGGTGATTTGGTGGAATATCGTTTCTGGTTCCCCACCCAGCCCGCTCAGCTTTTGCGCCCGGTGGTGTTGCCAAAAAAGATAGAGCGGGATGATGCCGATGGCTACTGGATGCACAAGAGCGGCAGAGTTAGTGCAGTGAACGCCGCTTACTTTAACGAAGCTATCAAAGAATGCGCAGAAGCATTGCGCCAGCAGGGCCACGAGGTGAAAAATGATTAAGTTGCCACGTGAAATGACTTTTGAAGATGCGCTACATGAATGTAAAGGAATGGATGGTGTTATTGCCAAATCATTCCAAGTTGGAGTTAACTGGATGCGCTCCGAAGTCCAGCGCCTTAACGCCACCGCACAGCCTGTAAGCGATGGGTGCAAAGTGCCGGAAGGATGGAAGCTGGTGCCGATTGAGCCTACAGAGGAAATGATTTCCGCTTGGCGAGAAGATATGGGCCGATCATACGCCGAGTATTACGCAGAAAAGATTGGCGATGATGAGATTGTTTTCTCTTATCAGGCCATGCTGGCAGCAGCTCCGGGGGGGTCAGGATGATTAGTGATGAGCGGCTTGAACAATTCGCCCATGACAAGCGCATGTGCAATGTCACTGAAGAGATAGTATCAATGGCCCGTGAGCTTGAGGCTTATCGGAAGGCGTTTAGTGAGCCATATGCGTATGAGGTGAAAGGTATACTTTGCCACACGCTTGAAGAGGCAGAAATATACGTCGGCGACCCCGAACCTCTCTTTGTAAAACCAACCATCCCCTCCTGACCCATCCGCAATATACTCCATTCAGGAGGACATCGCATGTCACACAACATAGCAGCAAGAAGCAAAGAAGAACGCGATAAGGTTAACGTGGATTTAGCCGCGTCTGGCGTTGCGTACAAGGAGCGTATGAATATGCCGGTTATCCCCATGGAAGTGGAGATGCAGCAGCCGGAAGAATACAGGGAGTATTTCAGGGGAAGATTGCAGCACTACAGGAATGCGGCGCTGCAGTTTCCGCGCGGCACTGACCCAGTTTATCAGAAGGAGGAGAAGGTTTGAGTTGGCATCATGGAGATTATATAGATTTGCTATCTGCTATTGGAGGCGCTGCCTCGGCAGCATTTGCTGCGTATGCAACGTGGCAAGCGAGGATATCTACCTCACTGTCCAAGCAAGCAATATTTGAATCTGTTAGGCAGGCAAATTCTATTCAATTACGGGATGAACTTATACGCCTGTCTGAAAGGTGCAATTCAGCAATAGGTGAAGATTCCTTAGTAATAAGAAGTTATGCAGCCTTAATTGAAATGGCAACCGCATTAACAATTGCCAGAGTTGCAATAATCGAGTCAACTCTTTCTCAGCAAGATAAAGAAAGTATAACAGCATTGTTCATTAGGAATTTAAGGCCTGGGATAAGATTCGAAATAGCCCAATTTGATGCACTTATGAATGTACCGGGTGCGTTTAAAAACGACCAACTCAGACAGCAATATCGAGATGCTCAAGATTTCTTAGTTGTAGAAAATTCTAAACACCTTCCCGATCCTGTCATCAAGTAAAAATAAATTCAAGCCGCCCACATAGGCGGTTTTTTACGGCCAAATTTAGGAGTAACCACTATGTGTTCCGACCCAATAGACGAAGCCGCAGAGCTTGTAGCATTCAACCTGCAACTAGCATTAGCCAACCGGCCACACCCGAGCATGCAATTCACCGGCACCTGCCATTACTGCGAAGAGAAGGTATCGACCGGATTCTTTTGCTGCAGCGAATGTAGGGAAGATTACGAGCGAATTGAGCGCGCTAAGCAGCACCGGAGGGTGGCGTGAATGCTGAAATCGAAAACGCCATCCGCGCCGTAGCCCGCAAGTGCAGACAGGAAATCATCAAAGCCACTGACGGCAAGCCTAAAGCAGACCACGACGCTATAACAACCGCCATCCTCGATAAACACGCCAAATCAATCACCGCACTGCCGCCAAATACCTTCACAGCAAAGCTGTGGCTGAGCTATTTCGTGCGGCAGGTAGACAGGGAGATAAGACAGTGAGCAAAAATTACGCTAACTGGAACATTACACTAAACGCTGAGTGTCCCAAGTGCGAAGAATGTTTCGACTTAATCGAACAGGACGATGATTTTTGGGTTGATGCTCGATATGAGGTTTGCGAGCATGACACGCGAAATACACGCGACGTAGAAGTCGAGTGTCCAGAGTGCGGTCATAACTTCAAAGTCGATTTCTGCTACTAACCCCACCCCCATTAACATTTATCGCGCTCTGCGTGAGGAGTTGTTATGTCCGGAAAGTACCGGCTTATTTATAGCGATCCGCCATGGTCATACCGCGACAAGGCCAATGATGGCAGCCGCGGTGCCTGCCACAAATACCCGGTTATGACGCTGCAGGATATCTGCCGGCCGCCAGTTTGGTCACTTGCTGATCCTGATTCCTGCCTGCTTGCGATGTGGTGGGTGCCGACTCAGCCGCTGGAAGCACTGAAGGTTGTCGAGGCATGGGGTTTCCGGCTTATGACAATGAAAGGTTTTACGTGGCACAAGACGAACAAGCGAAAAGGAAACAGCGCGATCGGAATGGGCCACATGACGCGTGCAAACAGCGAGGATTGCCTTTTTGCGGTTAAGGGCCGACTTCCGGAACGCATGGATGCATCCATATGCCAGCACATCAGCGCGCCGCGCATGGAGCACAGCGCTAAGCCGCAGATTATCCGTGACAGCCTGGTGAAGCTGATTGGCGGCGTGCCGCGCATTGAGTTATTCGCCCGCACCGCCGATCAGGGCTGGGATTCGTGGGGGAATGAGTTGGATTCCAGCGTGCAGTTAGCAAGTGGTGAGTTTTATCCAGTAAATAAACGATCAGCAGCGTGAGGTAGTTATGTCTGAAGAACAAAATGTCATTGATTACGACCCGAATAAATTCTCTCTTTCAAATAATTCAGTTCACACGGTGAAATTAGTTTTTGGTGTATGGACGTTTCGGGCGGAGGCGATTCGTGAGGTTTCTGGAAACTGCTCTGGCCTGGATGTGATAACATCGGCAATTGATTCTTTCTATGAAGACCTTCCGGAGCTTGAAGGGACGAAAATACCCTACCTGATGCTGACTGACAAAGACGGCAATACACTTGAGTGTGCAGATGATGAGGAAGATTGCTACGACTTCCTGCCGCGTATGCTGATGAGCGCTGAAATCACAGGCTTTACGTCAATGAAATGAACATCACCATCACCGCCGAACCGGGCGACATTCTCACTCTCGCCCTTCTCATCGCTTTCATTTACGCATTCAAACACAGCAAGCCACCTGAGGAGTAGATATGGAATCCCCATACATGACATTTGAGGAAACGGCCGCATTCTTCCGCCGGTCGGTAAAAACAATCCGCAACTGGAACAGCCGTGACCGCCGGACCGGTGAAAAACGCATGTGCGGATTCCCCGACCCTGCACACCACGGCTTGTTCCTGAAAAGCGATATCGAAAAGTTTGGTAAGTTACATTGTCACGATTGAGCGTACTTTCGACTCACCATTCACTATCTTCATTACCAGCGCCCACCAGGCGGTATATGCCTTCCTCTGCTCATCGATGTAGTCATTGTGATCGTATACCGCCCATATGCCTGGCAGTGCATGTCCCAGCATCACCTCGCAGACATGCGGTGGCGCAATGGAAGCCCACCGCGTCCTGGCCGTTCTTCTCAGGTCATGGATAGACCAGTGCGGCATTATCTCGCCTCTGGTTCGCTGGTAGTAAGCCATGACAGTTTTCGGCAATCCTAATGCTGATCCGCTGTTAAGCGCCCTTTCTCTGTCCTTTGCCAGTGCACTCTGAAAGATAAATTCCTTGTGTGAACTGAGCGACATCGCCTCCTGAATCATTTCCTGCGCCGCCGGGATGATCGGTCTTCTTAATGGTTTACCTCTCTGGCCGCCTTTGTGGTTCTCAGGCGGAACCGTCCACACGCCCTCTTCAAAATCAAAATGCTCACGTTTGCTCTGTATCATCTCGCCAGAACGGCAGCCGAATAACAGGATAAGCTGCATCAGCAGCGCGTTTTTCCTGCGCATGCCGGTATTTCCGAACGTTTCGAACAGCACCCTGATTTCGTCGTCATTCAGCACGCGTTTGGTGACGTTGATTTTCATGCCTAAGTCATGAGGCTTAAGAGATTCCACTGGCGAAGACTCAACCATTTTTCTCCGGAGCGCCCATGAGTGTGCCTGTTTTGCGTTTGTCAGCAAGCGCCTGGCAATCCCCGGTCTTTTCGCCTGAACAATCTCAATAACCTCAATCCATGTATGCGTGCCGACAGAGTCATGCGGCAGATGGCCTATGCGGGGGAATACGTGAATTTCGAAAGATCGCAGTATGCCGTGGGCGTTTTTTATATTCGCCTGAGCATAAACGCGGCCCCATTCCCTGACCACCTGCTCAACCGTCATGGCCGTGACGTTCTTCTCATACCGCGCCGCCATGTAAAGCTGAGGGTCTATACCTTCCTCAAGCGCACGCCGTATCTTTAGAATCTCATCACGGGCTTCTCTCAGCCCAAGAGACGGGTAACTTCCAATGTCGACCCTACGCTGCTTGCCGGCGAACATGTATCGCATCTGGAAAACAACCTTTCCTTTTTTTGACACCCGGACAGAAAGGCCATCCCTGTCCGTCTTTTCAAATACCCATTCATGCTCGCGCCCGAGCACAGATCGCAGGTAGCTGTCGGTGAGCGCCATGGCATCCTCATTAGTACATAAAAAAGAGAGGATCGCAGACTAACCGATTTTTTGTACTAACACATGTACATAAATCACAGGGTCTTGTCGGGATGTTTAGTGACTGGTTGAGAGTATGCAGGATTGAAATGAGTTGCTGAGTATTGCGCTGCGGGGAATTGAAAGGATGTATCGGGATAGGGAAGGATAAGGCGTTATTTACACAAAGATTTCAGAGGTAGATGAGTTGCTTAATGTCGATTTTTTGTGCCCGCCATAACGTCGCTCAGTTGAACGCCTATTATGTGCCGAGGGCGCAACAGAATGCCAGTCAGTGTGCGTTCAGGATTCCGCTA